GAAGGCGGCGACGTTCCGCTACAGGACGACGGGTCCCTTCCCGGTGTAGATGACTTACGTTTTATGACCCCTGCTGAAGTAGAGGAAGGCTCATATCGGTATCTTCAAGATCTTGAACAGCAGATGATGAATCACCTGACTGCGGCTCAGAGCGTTCATGCAGAGAACAGCCCAGTGCGTCAAAGTTTGGATATGAAGCGTTATCACTATGAAGAAGCCGAAAAACTACGCGACCAGATCGAACAGTTTAGAGAGCGCCGTGCCAGCGCCATCTTGAATTACCCTGACAGCGAAACAAAAATGTACCTGAAAGAAGGTCAGGATCCGTATGTGAGAGGTTTTCCTGACTCTATGGTTCAGGACTACGAAGAAGGCGGGGTTGTAGATCTTGGCGCGGCATCCCCGGAAGAGATTGAAGAGTTCTTGGAGTTTCTCCGCAGGAACAGACCGTCATACAAAGAGGGTGAAACTGGAGAATACCGGGACTTCCCTATACTCGGCATGCTAGAAATAGACCCTAACGCAAAGGTTATGATCGACGGTAAATTACAGCAGGCCCCACGAGATACTATAGATTATGCGGGTCGGAGCATGGGCCGCGAAGAGTTTTACGAGGGCCTTGCAGATCCGGCATACGGTATTACGGAAGACGACCTACAAAGGGGTGCGGTTGACCTTGAGGACCTACAAGACTCCTATGAACGTGGTAATCCCTTTGCAGGAAAAACAGGAAATTTTGTACCACAGCAGATTGAGATAGAGGACGGTAAAGTAACCACCAACCCGGTCGGTTTTGACCAAGGCGGCGAAGTTGGTATAATGTCCGCGCTCCTCGACCCTCGGATCGACTTACCTACTACAGCCGAACAAGACGTTGTCCGTGCCTCTGGTAGGGTTGGCAGCGAGGGCTCTGCTATGTATTACCCTGAAGGGTCCCCGACGTTTGAACAGGTCTTGATGGATAAATATGCGTATCCCGATGTGGATCGCGAAATAGAATATGGGGCCAGCACCACAGCACAGATGAGAGCAGAGCGCCCACGGCATGATATGCCCACATACCAAGAGCTAGAGGACGCTCGGGCACATGCCCTGCAAACAGCTTTGTTGGCCAAGGACCTCGGGCCGGAGACCGCGCAGAAGCTTGGGGGTATTGCGGAGTTTTCTGACAAGATCTTAAACAGCGCGACGCCTGCGGACATAGCTATGGACAAACGCAACAACGCTTTTGGCGCAAAGTTGCTTTCTAAAGCGGGGGTAGACGCGAGTCCTCAACAGATTACGAAGATGGTTGACGACGCCGTTTTTTCTCAGTTGGACAGGATCTTGGGCCGTGATCCGGGGGAGAGGCGCTTTAAGTCACCTACCAACGGCATTGATGTTTATTTCCCGAGAGACCGGCAAGGATTCTTTGATCTAAAACGGTAGTTTTTTAGGCGCAGTCCGCGGCCCACGGATCTAGCTAATTTTAAGGCTTTGTGTTAGCGTGGGTCTAAAGGAGAAGTTATATGGCTCGTGAACCGATAGCCGGGATGATTGATAAGAACGTCCCGTCACAACTTGATCCGGAAGATCTGGCCGCCGAGGTGGAACTAGAGGTTCCCGGCAGCATGGACAACGTCGTAGCCTTTGAGGGCATGGCGGAAGGGATGGATATTGAGATTACGCCGGAGGAAGACGGCGGGATGACCGTGGACTTTGACCCGCAGGATCAGCGTGGTGAGAGTGACGATTTTTATGCGAACTTGGCAGAAGAGATGCCGGAGCGCGAACTTGGGCGCATTGCTGGGGAGTTGATGTCCGAGTTTGATAGTAACAAAGCTAGTAGACAGGATTGGGAAGATGCTTATGCAAACGGTCTTGAACTCCTTGGGTTCAACTACGAGGAGAGGACCCAGCCGTTTAGAGGGGCTTCTGGGGTTACGCACCCGTTGCTTGCCGAGGCGGCTACGCAGTTTCAGGCGCAGGCGTTCAATGAGTTGTTGCCAGCCAGCGGGCCTGTGCGAACTACTATTGTGGGAAGCGAAACAAGGGACAAGCAGCAGCAGTCGCAGCGCGTAAGGCAGTTTATGAATTACTACATCACCAACGTGATGGAGGAATATACGCCTGAACTGGACCAGATGCTGTTTTATTTGCCGCTGGCAGGGTCTACGTTCAAGAAAGTTTACTACGATGAGACGATGGCGCGGGCTGTCAGCAAGTTCATACCGGCAGAGCACCTTGTTGTGCCATATGAAACGTCTGATTTAGAGACTTGTCCTAACATAACTCAGAGTATCCGCATGTCTTTGAACGATTTGCGGAAGAAACAGGTGGCTGGGTTCTATTTGGACATCCCTGTTTTGCCTGCACAGCAGGAAAGTGACTCAGTTTCTAATGAAATTGATAACATCGACGGCATGTCGTCGTCTCAGATTGACTACGACTGCACCATTTTGGAGTGTCACGTTGATTTGGACCTTGAGGGGTACGAAGATACGGACGATGACGGCGAGCCAACAGGTATTAAGATACCATATGTTGTAACAATTAGTCAGGATAACGGCCAAATATTGGCAATTCGGCGGAATTATCGCGAAGATGACCCAGAAAGGCGCAAAATACAGTATTTTGTGCACTATAAGTTCCTTCCGGGCTTTGGTTTTTACGGTTTAGGTCTTATTCACACCATTGGCGGGTTGTCACGCACCGCCACGGCGGCACTGAGGCAGCTTATCGACGCTGGAACGCTATCCAACCTCCCTGCGGGTTTCAAAGCCCGCGGATTGCGTATCCGGGACGACGATGACCCGCTTCAGCCCGGCGAGTTTCGCGATGTCGATGCTCCCGGAGGGGCTATTCGTGACAGCCTGATGCCGTTGCCATTCAAAGGCCCTGACCAAACGCTGTTTAATTTGCTTGGTTTTGTGGTCGATGCTGGCCAAAGGTTTGCCACAATTACCGATATGAAGGTAGGGGACGGCAACCAGCAGGCTGCGGTGGGTACGACTATTGCGCTGTTGGAACAGGGCTCTAGGGTGATGAGTGCGGTGCATAAGCGCTTGCACTACGCTATGAAGCTTGAGTTTAAGTTACTAGCCAAGGTGATGTCGGAGTTTCTGCCACAGGAGTATCCGTATTCTGTGGAGGGCTCAGATACCAGTGTCATGGCAACGGATTTTGATGACCGGGTTGACGTAGTACCGGTGTCAGATCCAAATGTATTTAGTCAAGCTCAGCGGATTGCGTTGGCGCAGACTAAGTTGCAGTTGGCTGGGGCGGCCCCTGAGATGCACAACATGTACGAGGTATATCGTGACATGTATGATGCGCTGGGAGTCAAGGACACCGACAGGATTATGAAGCGTATTCCTGACGATGAGCCTACACCTAAAGATCCGGCGCAAGAGAACATCGACGCGATGGACATGGTGCCGCTACATGCGTTTGAAGGTCAAGAGCATGAGGCGCACATCATGGCACACATGGTGTTTGGTTCTACGCCGATGGTGGCAAGTATGCCTGCTTTGGCTATGGCTCTGCAAAAGCACATCATGGAGCATGTGAAGATTGCAGCGCGGGAACGGGCCGCAGTGCAGTTTATTCAGAGCAGACAAGCCGCGGGCGGCGAGGCGGCTACCGAGGAAGAGATGCTGGCTATTGAGGGCTTGACTGCACAGTTTGTTGCCGAAGGTATGCAGATGGTTAAGCAGATGTCTCAACAGGTGTCCGGCCAAGGCCCTGACCCATTGGTACAGCTTAAAGAGCAGGAGCTACAAATTAAGGCGCAAGCCGAGCAGGCCGACGCTCAGAATGACGCGGCTAAGCTCAACCTTGATGCTCAGAACCAGAGGATGCGGGCGGACCAGTTCCAGCAGAGGCTGGCTAGCCAAGAGCGGCAGACCGCGGCGCGTATTCAGTCTGCTATGGAACGTGAAATGCTTAAACAACGAGGTGATTAAAATGAGCGCAGTAAAGATTGTGACTAACAAGCCGGGGGCTGCTCCAAAGGCGGAGGAGTACGGCAAGGTAAAGGATGTAAAAGTCCCTGCTACTATGAAGAAGATGACTGTCCGTGGCATGGGTGCCGCAACTAAAGGCGGGAGCTACATGGGGTGTGAATAACTACTGATTTAG